TACAGGCAGAATTGATTAAACAGAAGCGTCCCGGAGGCATCCTCGCTTAACCATGGCAACCTTCAATTACACGCCAGATTATTCGGCACAAGAATCAAGCAATCCTGCTGTCAATACTGTCAAACTTGGCGACGGTTATGAACAACGGTATCGCTTTGGGCTTAACAGCGATATGAAAAGCTGGTCACTGACCTTCAGTAATCGTGATGATAATGAGGCTGACGCAATTACGGATTTTCTTGAGGCTCGTGGGGGCTGGGATAATTTCACTTGGACTCATCCCATAAAAAACACAACCGCTCAATACATTTGTTCTGAATGGTCACGCAGTATCGTGTCCTTCAACCGCAACACCATTCAAGCTACGTTCCGTCAGGTGCCTGAATCGCAATGAATAACAACGTTATTGCTGAGCTTCACAAGCTTGCTCCTTCGGCAATCATTGAGCTGTTCAAACTGGAGTTGTTTCAAGATATTCATGGCGTCAGCACGTCTTATTACTTCCATGCTGGTGTCAATGAGAAAGATGATCCGGGTGATCTCGTGTGGATTGATCCTGACGACATCAATGAGCAATCGCCCAGCCCAGTTGATTACGTTCGTTTTCCAGTCGAAGCGACAGGTTTTGAATATACGGGGCAGGGTACATTGCCGCGACCAACAATACGTGTCAGCAATGTATTTAGCATCATGTCCGCAGTGCTGTCAGACGTAAACCGTGATGTTCCAGGCAATGATCTATGCGGTGCCAAACTGACGCGGATTCGTACACTTGCAAAATTTCTGCCTGCCGCCAACTTTCAAGGTGGTTCTAATCCTTACGGCAATCCTGATGTAACAGCAATTTTGCCGCTTGAGGTTTATTACGTTGATCGTAAGGTTAGTGAAAACAGGGATCTAGTTGAATTTGAACTTGTCAGCTCTTTGGATCTGGCAGGTGTGCGTGCGCCTAAGCGTTTGTGTATTGCTAACTTATGCCCGTGGAAATACAGAGGTGCTGAATGTGGGTATACGGGGACGTTGTATTTTAACGAAAATGATGAGCAAGTAGCCAACTCAACTGATGATATATGCGGCAAGCGCCTTAGCAGTTGCGTACTACGTTTTGGCACTGCAATCAAGCAAGGGCAAGTTACTAATAATAGCACCACAATGAAATTGCTAGAGCCTACACAAGGCATCACCATGGGCATGTTGGTTGATGGCTTTGGCATACCAGCTAATACAACGGTCACTAACATTGTTAATCAAGGCAGCACTGAAACGGTTTCGGCTTATTCAACCCAAGCCGGACAAGACGTAACGATTACCGCAACGGCTGGATATATTTTCACTTCTATTGTTTTTGCCAGTTACGGCACCCCAACAGGTACAGCTCCTAATTTTGTTTTTGGCGCTTGCCATGCTGAACGGTCTTTGGAGATCGTAAGCGAGAAATTGATTGGAGCTAATTCAGCAACTTTCACCTACCCATTCAATAATCTTTTTGGTGATCCTTGTAAGGGCACGACAAAGAATTTAGCGATTGTGGCGATTGCAAGTCAGGTTGGCACCATCACACTTAGCCAAGCTGCAAACTTAACAAGCAACGAGTATTCGCGTACAGGCACGATTCGTAAGACAGCGCCCATTCTTGACGTAACCAGTGCAACCAATATCAGACCAGGCATGAAGGTGACAGGGCGTTACCTGCCAGCCAGTACCACTGTGGTGCAGGTGAACGGCACTGCTATTGAATTAAGCACTCGACCGTATATAATCCAACGGACGGGCAAGGTTGATATTTCAGATCCAGATGATCAAAGCATCACCCTATCAGATACATCTGATTTATCCGTTAATATGTTCGTTTTTGGTGAATTATTGGATGAAGATGCTGATAGTAAAAATACTGCAGCTATTCAACAGGTTGTAGCGGCAGATGAGTTTTGGACAAAAAATTCTGACACTGGTGTATTCCAACCTGTCGGCAAATTTAATGCATATAAGACCAATAAAGCAAGTTGGGATGGCACTGAGGTTACGCTTGGTGTAACGGAGACCGAAACCTTTACAACAGACACTGTTGCGACACCAGCAGGCACCAGCAATATTGTTGTTCAAATTAAAGCTAGCAATGTAGCTTCTGACAACTTCAGAGCCAATGCTGACACCACGGGTGTATTTAGTCGCAACAATAATGTGCAGATTGGATATGTAGGCGGTCAGGAGATCCAGCTTGGTGTGACGCCACAAACGTTATCATTCGGCACGTCATTTTCTAAACAAATAGCGATCTACCAATTTTGGACGCGCCCAACAATTTCGGGCTTGTTTGTGCCCAATGGTCAAGCTGCTAGCGCAACAGTCAAGCGCCGCTGGGAAGGAGCAAACGTGACCTTTGGCACGACTGGTAAGGGCAATACTAGGAATGGATACGAAAAGGGTAAGTTCCGTGAAACATTTGAAGATGCTGTTGGAAATAAGTGGGATGGCTACGAGGTTGTGCAATGGGTTAATGGCAATAAGACAACAAAATATGGCGAGGCTACAGGCTCAGTGTTAAAAAATCCTATGACCGTTGGCAGCTCTTCAACCGCAACTTTGTATAACGGGTACGAAGCTGGTGATAAGGTAGAGGATTTTACCGACGTTAGTGGCGACAAATATGTTGGCTGGCGTTTGATCTATTATGTTAACTATGTTACCGATTGGGATTCATTAACTTCTGAGGGCAAGAAGACGTATCAAGCTACATACAACAGAGGGCAAGGTACGCGCACAGTAACGTATATCATTAGGGCGCAACGTATAGTCAGCATTAGCAAAGACGGTTACGAAAAAGGCGCTGAAAAGGAGAAATTTATGGATGCTGATGGCAATAACTGGCGTGGCTTTGAAATTAAAAAATGGACTTCAGGCACCGTTGCTACAAATTATCAACTAACAAAAAGTAGTGACAATTCGCTAACGCGTTCTGCAAAAATTACCGCGATCTCAAACAACAAGTTTATTCGTCTAAATGGTTATGGACTGTTACAACATGGCACGGAGCAGTCATTTTACTTTGTGCCAGTAACACCTGCACAAGAGACATATACGTTCAAGGCGCCAAGCACTTATCGATTTGGGCAGACTACCAATAAAGTTCCATTTGGCTCGTTCCCTGGAATTGGTGCGTATCAATGATTCCAACGTATAAACGTGCTGCGTTAGACCATGCCAAGGCTGAGGCACCGTTGGAATCTTGCGGATTATTAGTGGTGGTTAAAGGTCGAAAGCGTTATGTGCCATGCCGCAATCGTTCGCGCCAACAGGACGTTTTCCTTCTTGATCCCGACGACTATGCGGCAGCGGAAGATTTAGGAGAGATCATCGCTATTATCCATAGCCACCCAAACCATCCGCCAGTCCCAAGTGAAGCTGATCGCCTGTCATGTGAGCGCACCGCCTTGCCGTGGTTCATTGTTAATCCTTCCACTGAGGAATGGGGCGAATGTCTGCCAACTGGTTATCGCGCACCGCTGATTGGGCGTCAGTGGATCTGGGGCGTCAGCGATTGTTGGACCTTAGCGCGGGATTGGTATAGCCAGACATGGGGGCTTGAATTATTAGACTGGGATCGACCGGACACGCCAGAGCAGTTTCAACACTCACCGATGTTCGAAGATTGCTGGGCGGATGCTGGGTTTACAGTTGTGGTCAGTGATCAGCCTGAGATTGGGGACGCAATTTTGATGCAGCTCGGTCAGGTTGGGTTGGATCATGTTGCCATTTACATTGGCGATGGGATGCTGTTGCACCACATCAGTGGTCGATTGAGCAGCCGTGATCTGTACGGCGGCTATTATCAGAAGCAGACCGGGAGGATTCTGCGTCATGCTTCGCGTCGTTAGGGTCTACGGTGAGCTTGCAAAATTCCTTGGACAGCGCGAGTTCAAGGCTGTAGTTGCTTCACCGGCTGAAGCAATCCGTTTTTTACTGGCAAATTTTCCGGGGCTACGTGCCCACATGGCAGAGCAGTATTACGAGGTGCGTGTTGGTAGGCGTGCATTACCCATAGGCGATGAGCCTGAACATTTGCATTATCCGGTTGGTCGTGAAGAGGTAATTAC